ATGTGTAATTGGAGATGAGGCACATCAATTTAAATCAAAGTCATTAATATCTATAATGTCAAAACTTGATAATGCCAAATATCGTTTTGGTTTTACAGGAACTCTTGATGGAACACAAACTCATAAGTGGGTGTTAGAAGGTTTATTTGGTCCTTCATATAAAATTATTAAGACTGAAGAATTAATGAAGAAAGGTCATGTTGCAACTTTAGATATTAATGTTCTTCTGTTAAAACACTCACCAAATAAATTTGAGACATTTGAGGATGAAATCCAATACATTATTGGTCATCAGAAGAGAAATAACTTTATTAAAAATCTTGCCCTTGATCTTAAAGGAAATACTCTTATTTTATTTGCTAGAGTCGAAGGTCATGGTGAACCTTTATACAACCTGATCCTAAATAATAATAGTCTTGAACAACGTCAGGTATTTTTTGTACATGGTGGTGTTGCGACTGAAGACCGAGAAGAGGTTCGGTCAATTACCGAAAAAGAAAACAATGCAATCATTATTGCCTCTTACGGCACCTTCTCAACTGGAATTAACATTAAAAACCTTCATAATGTCATCTTTGCCTCCCCATCAAAATCCAGAATCAGAAACCTCCAATCAATTGGTAGAGTCCTGAGAAAAGGAAACAATAAAACAAAAGCAACTCTTTATGATATCGCTGATGATATCAGTTATAAATCAAGAAGAAACTATACTCTCAATCACTTGATTGAAAGAATAAAAGTTTATAATGAAGAGAATTTTAATTATGATATAGTCAAAATACCTTTGAAAAACTAATGGGAGAAGAATTTCACGCAGTCCTTAAATTAATTACAGGAGAGGAGATCTTCGCAATGGTTTCTGTCGATGAAAATGACGGAGACTCAATCATAATGCTTTCAAATCCCGTCATCATGAAAATGATATCTGGACCTCACGGACAATATGTTAAGATAAGACCTTGGTTAGAATTACCAAATGAAGATTTGTTTTTAATTAAGTATGATAAAATTATTACAATGTCTGAAGTTAATGATGAAAATTTAATCAAATTTTACACCAGATATTTAAATGATGAAGATGTAGATATAGAATTAGATGGAAAAGTTAAACTAAATGATAAAATGGGACTTTTGACAACTGTTGATGACGCTCGCCAAAACCTTGAAAGAATATTTAATATTAAGAAAGAAGACTCTTAAAGATAGCTAATTTCATTCCCAAACCTTACAAAGGTTATTGTACACATATTTGCTAAACTTGTCAAGTCTCATAAATTATGTTATACTATCAATATATTCAGTCAAGTGTATGGCAAAGAAAAAATCTGAACATTATGTAAATAATCGTGAATTATTAGAGGCATTAATCGAATATCGTGCAAGAGTAAAAGAAGCAGCAGATAATGATTTACCCAAACCACGTATTACAAATTACTTAGGTTCTTGTTTTTTAAAAATAGCAACTCACTTGTCATATAAACCAAACTTTGTTAATTATATGTTTCGTGATGATATGATATCGGATGGGATTGAAAACTGTGTTCAATACATTCATAACTTTGATCCAGAAAAGTCAAGGAATCCATTTGCATATTTTACTCAGATAATACATTATGCCTTCTTAAGAAGGATACAAAAAGAAAAGAAACAATTAGAGATAAAAACAAAAATAATTGAAAAGACTGGATTTGAGGAAGTAATGACTGTAGATGATGGTGCGATGACAGGTAGTAGTTCTGATTATAACACAATTAAAGATAATATTCAGTATAAGTCCTCAAACAGATGAAGTTAGCAATTATTACAGATCAGCACTTTGGTGCAAGAAAAGGTGCTGATTACATACATAGGTATTTCAAAAAGTTTTACGATAATACCTTTTTTCCATACTTGGAGAAAAATAAGATTGATACTGTCGTTGATATGGGAGATACTTTTGATAATCGTCGTAATATTGATCTAGCAACGCTTGAGTGGTCGAAGAAGAACTATTATGATCGATTACAAGCAATGGGTATTACAGTTCATACAATCGTTGGTAATCATACTGCATACTATAAGGATACAAATGAAATTAATACTGTTGATCTTTTACTAAAGGAATATGATAATGTAGAAGTTTATGCAGAACCAACCACAGTTAATATTGGTGGATTAGATATTTTAATGCTTCCGTGGATTAATGAAGAGAATAAATTGCAGACTCTTGAGATGATGGACACCACCAAGGCAGATGTAATTATGGGTCATCTTGAGTTGAATGGTTTTGTTGCTACTCGTGGTCATACAATGGAACACGGAATGGATACAAAGATATTTGATAAGTTTTATCGTGTTTACTCAGGTCATTATCACACTCGTTCTGACAACGGAAAGATATATTATCTTGGAAATCCTTATGAGATGTTCTGGAACGATGTTTTAGACACAAGAGGATTCCATATCTTTGATACTAAAACAATCGAACACAAACCAATAAACAATCCCTACAGGTTATTTTATAATATCTATTATGAAGATACTAATTATAAGTTATTTGATACTAGAGAATATAAGGATAAAATAGTTAAAGTAGTTGTAAAGAGGAAAACCGACCAAAAGCAATTTGAAAAATTTATAGATAAATTATACAACTCTGGTATTCAAGACCTAAAGATAATAGAAAATTTTGTATTAACTGAAAGTTCAGACTTTGAAGTTGAAGAAACTGAGAATACGATAGGTATATTGAATCGTTATATTGATGAATCTGAATTTGAAGGAGATAAAACTCTCATTAAAGGAATTCTACAGAAAATATACACCGAAGCTTGCGAGGTAGACTAATGTATCTTTTAACTCTAAAACATAAGTCCGATGATGGAGCTTATGCTGTACTCAATAGGTATGGTGAAAAAGTTTTGTTTATGTTTGAAGAGGAGGATGATGCTGAAAGATATGCTATGATGTTAAATGAGCAAGAAAAAGGGTCTTTTATGAATGTTATAGAAATTGAAGATTCAGTTGCCATTCGTACATGTAAGCAGTATAATTATAAGTATGCTGTGATCACACCGAACGATATAGTCGTTCCACCACCAAATAATGATAACGTTTCAAAAAATTAGATGGAAAAATTTTCTGTCAACTGGAAATCAGTTTTCAGAAATAGACTTCCAAAAAAATGCAACGAACTTGATAGTTGGAACAAACGGTACAGGTAAATCCACTGTGTTGGATGCCCTGACTTTTAGTTTGTTTAATAAACCCTTTCGTAAAATTAATAAATCTCAACTTATAAACGCTACAAATGAGAAAGATTGTTGTGTTGAAGTTGAGTTTGATATTAGTGGGAGACAATATCTAGTAAGAAGGTCTATCAAACCAAACTTATTTGAAATTGAAGTTGATGGACAAAAAATGCATAAACAGGCAGATGACCGTGCAACTCAAAAAATTTTAGAGGAAAATATATTAAAAGTTAATTATAAATCATTTACTCAAATAGTAATTCTAGGTAGTAGTGCATTTGTTCCTTTTATGCAATTGTCGGGAACAAATAGAAGAGAAGTGATTGAAGACTTACTAGATATTCGTATTTTTTCTGCAATGAATGTAATTATTCGTGAAAAGATAAGAAAACAGAAAGATGAAATAAGAGTTTTAGATTTGGCAAGAGAAAATGTAAAAGATAAATTGGACATGCAGAAGAAGTTTATTGAAGAATTAGAGAATCGTGGAAAAGAAAATATTCAAGGAAAACAAGATAAAATTTCAACTCTTCTTGATGAGCAAGATCAGTATTCATCTGACAATATTAAATTAGAGGGTAATGTTGCTGACCTGATAAAAGAACAGGAAAAGGTAACAGGAGCAAATAAAAAGTTAAAGACTCTAAACAAATATAAAGGTCAATTAAGTCAAAAAGTAGCAACCATAACCAAGGAACATAAGTTCTTTAGTGAAAATGTAACATGCCCTACATGTACCCAAAATATAGAAGAATCGTTTCGCTTAAATAGAATTAATGATGCTCAAACTAAGGCAAAAGAGTTGCAAACTGGTTATCAAGAACTAGAAAAAGCAATTAAAAACGAAGAAGAGCGAGAGCATCTCTTCACTAAACTATCAAAGGAGATTACTAAACTCAATAATGGCATTTCT